AGCAATCAGCCCAGCTTTAATCTTATCCCGCTCAGTTAAGACATTACGCCTTATCTGTGCAGCATCAGCTTCACTTCTGGCTGATATGGTCTTCTGGCGTCGTTTCCCGTTGTGGTCGATGAAGTCAATGAGGTACTTTTCGTTCCCTTTGGGTCTTACACCGGGGTAACGGTAGTGTTTGTATGTCCTTTTTTTTGTGTTAGTCATTATCAATCTCTAAGTGAGTTTCGCTTCCTGTCCTTATCATCCATGTAACCGAAATCGACGAGGAAATCTTCAATCAGTCGCCACACGGTTGCATTGACGGTTAGGTTTCTTTCTTTAGAAGCCTTTGTGAGTAGGTCGTAGAGCCGTACAGGTAACTTAAATGACCGAATCCGTGTTGGCTCTAATTTGGGTCTACCCCTCACAATAAAAGGTAACATCTTAAATACCCCTTGTCAAGAGTTATCTGTCAGTAGTTTATTAACTATTGTACTCATTTTGGGAAATGTCTGACATACTTTTTCAATCGCTGATTTTCGAATACGTATTAGCCCCTTAATCTTAACATAATCAATTTTTCGGTCTCTTATCCAGTTACGTACTGTGTGTATGCTACAGTTCAAATACTCCGCTGTTTCCTTAATAGTGTTGAGGTGTTTAAGCGGGATGGCATTACTATTTCTTTTAAGTTTACTCACGTTAGTCTAATGGAAAATATTAACACTATTTCTTTTGAAGTATAGTGAGTCATCAATCTTTGCTACGACCCAAAATAAATGGATATTTCTTTTCCAATTCCTTCCGCCTTATCTCACACACCTCATCGTACGTACCATCCTCAAACATTCTATCACGCTCCTCACGAATGCGTGCCTTAACTTCTTGGCTAAGTTGAAATGGTGGGTCATTTTGTGGCTTTATCCGGTCTGGTTTCTCAATCCAGCCCCGTTCCTTTCCGTGACATTTAAGGAAAAATATCAATGCTGTGATGTTTCCTTCATCGATAGCCTGATACAGCTTGGATTCTGCCCAGTCAATAATGCCCTCACGGATATCCAAGACTGCTGCAGCAAATAATGGATTCTTCTTTAGCATTGCATAGAACGTTGACCGTCCCACGTTTACAGCCTTACAGGCTGCTGATACGTTCCCTGTCTGCAATTCCAGCGCCTTTAGTACCTTCTGCTGGGTTTCCGTTAAATCGCCCTCTTTTTTTATCAAATTCTGTCTACTTTGGTTCTCAGCAACATCAGTACTCATTTAATTACTCCTTTTCCCCAGTAGGACTGGCTTATTATTAGATACCCTATTTAAGTAGACCCATACTGAAAATCTGCTACGACGAGGTAGGGTATACTTTTGTAGGGGGTTAACAAAATTATGGGTATACATCTTTAGGGTCATTTAATCACTTAACCCCCTATTTTATTAGGGTGGGTTTTGTCTTTCTTCCTGATTGTCCCTTCTTCCATTGTGTTTTTACGCCCACCAGCTGCTTTTTGCGTTTGGGTATCTCGTGAGCCCAATTCTCTTCGGGGTATCTTTTCCATCTCATTTCAGTTGATAAGCAATCATCTGTGAAAAGAAGTTTGTATTCAGCCATATCACCCCTGCACATTCCACCCCGCTTTTTTTGTTTAATGAGTCCAACTTCAATCAGTTTATTCCGAGCCTTCAAATAGGTTGCAGAACATCCTAATTCGAGTTTTTTGAACTCTACTTCGGTAAAGGAAAGCTGACCATTGTTGGTGTAAATCTTAATTTTGCCTCTTCTTGTCCATCTAAGCTCAGAGATTAAACACTGTAACAAATTACGTGCTGCAATAGGCAATGACCGATATGCTTCACTAAACCATAATTCATTAGAGTAATAGTGTCCACTCCTGTGTGGTTTTTTTATCATATCAACTATGTCCTAAATATGCAATCATGAAGAGGTCGGTTACTATTAGGGTATCAGGTAGGCAATTGTAATTCATCTTGTTCGCTAAAACTTGAGATGTCCCCACCTCTTTTCGCCATAATCGCTTTTATTTTCTCAATTGTATTCAGTGGGTAACGGCGGGGGAGTCCCTTCCCGTATGAAAAAGTAGGTATCCTGCCTGTCTTCACGAGGTATTCAAGTTGATAGAATACGAGTCCAGTTTTATCCAAGACTTCTGATGTTGATAGTGTTTCCATAGGATTTCCTTTATTATTGTTGCGGGAAAATGAGGAAGAAGATTAAAAAGAACTATTTACTAGAATGTAAAAGCTGAAATAATTATAGTAATACTTGAAAATATTGTACTTACAACAAATTTAATTATGTTTCTCTGTTACATCTCTTTACAGTGTCACGGTATAGTTTCTCTATATTATTCCTAAGAATGTCATCAGTTAACATGGGCAGTCCGAAATCTGAAAGTTTTGGAAATTCGGACCAACTCAGGTACCCATTGATGGGTTCACCAAAATAACTGACATATTCATAGTGTTTGAAAAGGCTAATAAGCACTTTTTTTTGGTCGTTTTCACTTGTTCCGTCTTCGTTAAAGAGTGTGATTATACAAAACAGAGGCTCTCTAATAGGTTGAATAGGTGAAACGTTCCATTTAGGGTCTTCTAAGTCTTCAAGGTCAGCGTTAGCCAACTTTTCTATTAGTTTCCAACCCTCAACTTCCTTAATCCTTTTCTGTAAGTGTTCGCGAAGAATGTCGGGGTCTATAATGCGGTATTTTTGGGACTGAAACTGTTCCAGTTCTTTTTGTGATTTCGCCCTTTCTTCTTCGATTGTGTCAATTTCTTCATTACGACGTGTTTGCCGTTTGTTATCTTCCTTGTCAATCTTACTTATTTCACTGCGGGTTTTTGGCGGTAGTGTAATAACCCTTGCCAGCTCCGTTAGTGCTTCTACATAAAGGGGACGTCTTTTGGGGGGAATTGGTAGTTTCTGGCTTTTTAGCCATTTCTCGATTTTCGACTCAATCCTGTCCATTGTCAACCCCCTATGTTCATTTCATAAGAACTTTATTTGCACAGATTAGTATATCGCAAATCGTGTACTTTTAGGTCATTCATCGCTAAATAATGCAATGGTCAACTCCTCGAAGCTTGAAGGCCTTAACCCCTCGAAATCTTTTTGCATCACTTTAATATAATTCCATTCTGTTTCAGTTAATTCTGTGGCTCTATCACACCAGTTTACTGCCGCAGCGTCTTTTAGTGCAACTTCAACATCTTCTCTACCTTTTGTTTCAACTATCCAATGTTTACCATTATCCAGTCTTACTACAAAATCGGGATAGTAATGTCTGATGTTTGCAACTTTATCCGTGTACTGAATACTGAATCCAAACTGGATTGGTAACTTTGCAAATGCGGCTACATCATCGGAATTTTCCAGGAATTTCGCAAACTCAGCTTCATAATTATTATCACAGGCAACATAATTAAAAACAGATTTTGAAGCTTCCATCGTAACCTTTGAAAATGGAAAAGGTTTTGTCTCTGAAATGAATTTCTCTGGACTGATTAATTCTGCGGTTTTTTCCTCTACAACTACATCCCTAAGTACTTTTTCAAACTCTTTGATTACTACATAACTGGCTAAGTTGCTTCCCATTGCTTTAATTACCAGTTTGTCTTCCAGGTCAACTTCTTTCCCAAATGCTTTCTTCTTGAAAAACTCTCTTACTTTTGGTGCTATTACTGCAAATTGGGAAGGGAGTTTAATATTTTGTGCTATTTGTCTGGCATAGTATCCTATGACTTCTTCAGCAGTTTGAGCTTCTGGAATCGTGTATTTCCTTTCAAATAACTTTTCATCACTTAAAACATCATATCCTTCATAAATGAATGACTTAGTTTCTTCCTGTTCCTTATCAGTAAGTGGTAATGGGTTTATATTAAACTTCATTACATCAATACCTGCAATCTCTTCTGCTAAGGATTTCTTTCTACCCAATAATGGAGTTAATTCAGGGATGCCTATGTCATAATCAGATTTTTCAGGGTCAGGTATAATGGAAATTATTTCAAGCTTGTCTTTCCCAATCTCAAATGTATCCAGTTCAAGTCCTTCAAGCTTTTCTAAATCTTCAACAAAATCCAGAAAAGCATTGTTACCGATTATATCTACTCTTTCTTTGTAACCATAAGTAGAACCCCTGAACATCAACCGTAATCCTCGACCAATGGTTTGTTCAGGTAGAATATTTGCTTTGGCTGTATAGGGTCTCAGACCTACAACCACGGTAACATTTTGCACATCCCATCCTTCTCGTAACATCAGAACACTGACGATTGCATTTACGGGTGATTCGCCGCTATCAACATCCCTGGCGGCAATCCTGGCTTTATCTAAATCTTTTTTGGAAACCTCCCCCCCTCTGTCGGTATGTATTATCAATGTTTTTTCTCCGCCAAAATCACCAGGATACTTTGTCATTAACCAATCACCTATTTCATCAGCTTCTTTTGTATTGGTCATCATCACAAACATAACGGTCTTTTTCCCCAGTGGCTTCAACTGCTCACTGTATTCCCGCCAACGTTCTACAGCTGCAGTTAAAAATCCTGCATACCGTACACTTGGGATATCTGATTTTGCCTCCTGGATTTTACTGATACCCTTGATGGGTCGCTTGACAATATTATCAAGAATTGCCTGTTTCAGGGGGTAATCATACACAGTCCAGGCAAAGAGTGAACCTTTTGAATATCTTGGAGTTGCTGAATAATCTAATTGTGCCGCAATTGGTATTCTACCATGAAGTTTTCGAATAATCTTGTTCCATTCACTTTCTTCATCATGGGTATGGTGTGCTTCATCATTTAACACTAATAATAAACCATCTCTATCAGCTATGCGTTCATCAAAATCTGTGATTTCCAGTTTTTTGGTCTGTGGATTATTTCCCAATAATGCAGTCATTACATCAGGTTCTTGCGTTTTTACTCTGGTTGGTCTTTCATAAAACTGCTGGATATTGGTTAAGTATAATGCTCCTTCCGATTGGGCTCTTTCACCATCACCCCTCATGTAGCATTCAAAATCCCAAAATAACTTATAATGCTTAGGGAATAATGGGTCATTTCTAAAAATTTTGCTTCCCTGAAAATCAGTTTTCAGCCTGTCAAAAACAATTACATTGGGCGCTATTACCAGAAATGTCTTAGCATATTCATCATCGCTTTCACGAACTGCATTGAAATATTGCCATGCAATCGCCAATGCCATGACCTTTGTCTTACCTGTACCCGTAGCCATCTTGATGCAGTAACGGGCAAAGTCATCATAAGGAGGTAAGCGTAATCCTTCGGTTTGATAAGCGTATTGCTCTAATAAATCCTTCCTGGTGCGGATTTTCTCTACTTCATAGATATAAATTAGAGTTTCAATGGATTCCCGTTGAGATTCGTAATATTTGAATATATTACCGTTAGGTAGGATATGGTCAGTATAAAACCAATAATTCAGCAACTCTTTGGATGTTTGAGTAACTCCCTTATACCCACCACTCCTCCATTTATTTACCGCCTCCCGTATGGCAGGCACACAGGGTGCAGTAGTAAGATATTCCTTTAAATCAAATAATCCCCTTTGAGCCATAGAATCACTTTATAGCAATTTCAGCAGACCTAGTTGTATCATTACCAAGTATATCTATTACTTTCACAACCACAATATAATTACCTGCATCTTCATATTCATGGGTTACACTTAAATCAATGGTATGGCTCTGTTTGGTTCGGTAACTCTGCCATTCATTGTGGAATGTATCTTCTTTAAAATTCCAATCTATTGCCCAGTAGTCAATCCATTGCCTCCAATGAGTTATTTTTGGTCTTATATCTTCAGGAATATCATCTGGTGGAACAATGAAATTATCAAGTGTAATGTTGAGGTCGTTACCTTTTGTTTTAGCAACAAAATCAAGATGTGCCATTTCATAAAACTTAATGTCACCCTGTTCCACAGCTTTCTTATCCAAGACCTCTCTGGGTATCTTTCTGAATTTCATATCCACTTTGCTTTCAGAGGCTATCTGCTTGGCAGTTTCATTGATTTCAAAAGCAAAATCCCATCCAAGTACATCAACCCCGTTAGTAGTTAATTCAGAAGATTTACCCACAGTCTTCCAAAATTCCTGAACAATGGACTTTATATCACCCAAAGAAACAGGCGTATCAACAGCCCCCACGTGTATCATCCTACCTGCTTTTGAACCGTGCAACCAGGTATGGTCTTTCAAGGGCTGAGCCTGGTTAATGTCTATGATGAAGTTTCGGTATGCTTTTTCTTGAATAGCACGATTATCACTACCATCAAATTCAGCCTTTATCCATTGCTGGCGTTCATATTTACCAAGATTTTGAACCACGAAGGGTTTTACATTCTCAATGGATAACATTCTTTTTCGGGTGGTATGAATTGCAAAACGTCCTAAATCACAACCAATCCATCTTCTATTCAGTTTTTCAGCAACAGCAGATGTAGTACCTGAACCAACAAAACAGTCTAATATTAAATCATTCTCATTACTGCTTGCTTTAATGATTCGTTCTAATAGTGGTTCAGGTTTCTGTGTAGCATAACCCAATCTTTGTGAAGATTGCGATGTAACTGCATAGATATCAGTCCATAATTGTTGAGCAGGAGCTCCATCCATAGAAGAAAGATATCTTTTATACCTGGGGGTTCCATTTCTTGTAAACTCAATCAAATTTTTACTATACAATAGTTCCAATTTGTCTATGATACCTAATGATGATATATCTAAGTCTTCGAAGGCCTTTAAAGGTAAAGCCCAATGTCGACCTCTTTTTGTTGGATTATATCCTTTCCACTCCACACTTGATTCCCCTTTAGTTGCACCTGCTCCAGTTAAATCTGCTGAAGCATATCTCCCCTTTGTATCTTTTTTGGAATATAATTCTTCTATTTGTTTTTCTGTATAAGGTACATATACAGGATTAAAATGATATGAATCTGATTTAGTATAAAAAAGAATTATATCATTATTAATACCAAACCTATTTGGGTCATTATGGGCGGAAGTTCTTTTCCATATAATTTCGTTTTTGAATTTATCAATACCAAAAATTTCATCCATAATAACTTTAGCATAATTTCCAATATGCCAATCAAGGTGTACATAAATTGTTCCAGTTTCTGATAATAATTCCCTCAAAATCATAACTGATTCACTAAACCAGTGTAAATATGATTCTAATCCCTTACCCCAAGTATCTCTATATGCTTTTTGTTCAATAATATTAGGTTGTTTGGTAAAAACTACCGATTCATCTTCTGGGGTTTCGGGGTTGTTAGGTATAGTTGCTGTAAAGGAAAAATCTGCCCCAGTATCAAATGGCGGGTCTATGTAAATGAGGTCAACTTTACCAGAAAATTCAGGCAACAGGGAAGGTAATACATATTTTTTATCACCCCATATCAGCCTGTTCCTCCATTCCGACGGTTTACCTGATGCAAACATATCCAGCGTCTTCTGCCGCTGCTGAGCACTTTCGTTTACAGTTTCAATAGTCTGGAAGGGTAAGGCTAT